ACTTTCTTTAGGATTTTATTTCCCTCAGCGTCAATAGTTCCTTTGAAGTTCTTTTCACTTGCAAGTTCGTACCTACCACCTACACCTACGAATTGTGCAACAGTGCCAATTGTCTTTAGATTATTAGCTCTTTCTTCAGCTTTCTTAAATTTTAACATAATTATAGTATGGTTGCCTATACACCAAAAGGTTTTAGTTGTTTATTTTGTTTGTTTAATTTATTACATTTAGTTTGTAAAAAGGGTTTTGGGATGGAATAAGGAAAAAAAGGGTTTTGGTATATGCATATATATAGGCAACAAGATGCTACTACTTGTTACCTAATATATATACTCATTAACACTATTGTAAAAAACACTCACTGCCTTAAGTGTGGCAATGAGTGTTGATAATTTGTTAGTGTTAACAATGAACTTGCAATGAAGCATAGTAGCCATATTTTGCGTCAATTCTTTGATGCATTATTATGGCAAGTGTGTGATTAATGTCTTTAATTAAAAGCTTATGAGCCACGAAATCTGTTGATGCAAACAAAAGAGTGGTGTAATCATTTTTTTGTTCGATGCTCAAAAGATAGTGATGCCCAAGATTTTGTTTAAAAATACTGCTGTCAGATTTGATTCTAATCTTAATTGTGTAGATAGTGAATAAATTATCCAAAGCAATGGTGTTGAAACCAAATGGGATTTTAATTTTGTGTAGCATAATGTATTTGAGTTTAACAATAGCTAAATTGCTAATGTTTAGTATGTAAAAAAGGTTTTGGGATGGAAATTAATGCACAATGAAAGAATAATAAGACAGTTTATCCACTTGTCTTAGGTGTTGTGCCTGCTAAAGCTGGTTTGGGTTCTTACATCTCCAAAGCAATAAGGAGAACGCCACTTTAATTGGTTGCATAATATTGTTATTAAGTTGATTGTTGAACATTGTAACCACTATTGGTCACGTATTCCTCTTCTCTCCTGAAGCGTTGAACTTAATAACAATAAAATAGAATGACTGACTACCATTCTTGTACCGTCTAGCAGGTTGAAGCTATCCTTGTTGTTTCTTCAAGGACAAAGGTTGCAACTCTAAGTGTGCAACTACTTGTTAAAGAGTGGGGGATAGCCCCAACTTCTCAATTTGTTTAGGGGGTTTTGATTTGGATAGGCCTACTCTCCCCCCAATATAATGGCTTCCTAAATTTTAAAAAAAATTTTTTTTTCAGACTTAACATTCTCTGCCTCAGAACACTCCACCTTTTCACACCCCCCCTCCTAAAAAATAAATTTGCATATGTGGAATAACATGTAGAACTTTGAGGGTGGAGGGTGGGTTTGTATAGAAAGCTCACACTAATAAAAAAATATGGAAATGTTTGGGGTGATATTAATTATGCTTTTAGTTTCTTCTGTATATTTAGGTAATTTAGGTAGTGGAAAGAAAGAGATTCTTATTGAAGTGAACACTTTTATTTCTTATTATTTTAATATAGGTATATTTTATAATTGTATTTATGAAGATGCTCATACATCTATAGATCAAGTGACAATTGGATTATTTTTTATTAATTTTAATTTTGTATTTTATAAAGAAGTTGCATAATATAGCTTTAGCTTAAATATTACTATTTGAGGATGTTATAGTAATGTCGTATCTTTGTAGTAATTACGTATTGGAATATGGAATCAACAAAAAAAACAATTGTACAGAAGCTTAAGGTGCAGACAGAGGATGTGTTCTTAATAGCAGAGAAATATTATTCTATTTTGTCTGCTATTAATGATTTAAAGCTTACACAAAGAGAAATACAATTGATTGCATTTACAGCTGTAAGTGGGAACATGTCTTATAAGCATATACGTGAAGAGTTTTGTACAAAGCATAATACAACAAATCCTACGATTAATAATATAATTTCTAAGCTGAAGAGAATGAAGGTGTTTGTAAAGGATAGGAATAAGATAAAGGTGAATCCAGTTATTCTTCTTGATTTTGCAAACAATGTAGTGTTAGAGATAAAATTGAATGGAAAAACCTAAGAGTTTAAGTATAAAAGATTTTATAGTGAGGAAGATGTCTGTAAAGATGTTGATTCCTGAGTTTACATTAGATGCTGTTGTTTCTCATCAGTTTCAATCTGCCAACCAAGCTATGACACACACTAAGAGTGTGGAACTTTCTGGGTTTGGAACATTCTTCTTTAATAATAAGAAAGCCATCAAGAAGATGGAGAAGCATTTGTCCCAGAAAGCTTTGTTTGAAAAGCTCATGAATGATGATTCTCTATCTGCTCAAAGACGTAACAATGCCAGGCTTAAATACGATTCAGCTATTTTAGCCATTAATGCTTTAAAACCAAAAATAACATATAATGAACCTGAGTCAGATTTACCTGGGGTGGAGGAACAACTTATTTCCACCAGCAGCCCTGAAAGAATTGATACAAACAACGTCTCTGGAGAGACTAAACATTTGTGAAGATTGTCCTTTTCATTCAAAGAACCACAACACACCTATAAGGCCAGACAATCATTGTACAGATTGTGGATGCAATTTGGATGCTAAGACAAAATGTCTATCTTGTGAGTGTCCTCAAAACAGGTGGGGTGCTTTGATGAGTTTAAAAGAGGAACAAGAAATACTAAAAACAATTACCAATGAAAGGAAACAAAAAATCGGTAAAGTTTCAAAAAATTCCTCTAAAGGAGCTGATAGAAACATTGCACGCAGTGTATAATCAGGGAGCTGATTATATAGATATTGTAGGTGTGCCTGATGAAGAACAAGATGTTATTGGTATTCATGCTCGTGAAGAATATTTCTTTGATGAAAGAGAAGAATATTTTTTCGAGGAAGAAGATCCAGAAGAATTATCAGATGAAGATTTAAACCAACTAATATAAATATATGAGAAATGACTATTACACTCAAATAATAGGGTTGCTCAAAGAGTTAAAACAAGCTTTTCCTAAATACAATTTAGGTAAACATCTCTCTACAGCCTTAGATGGTAATGGAGATGTTTGGGGAATGTCTGATAAAGAATTATTACATCTCCTACATAAATATAAAACAGAACTAGAATTAGACATACCACATTCTAATGATGAAGAGATTGATGACATTATAAAGAATGGCATGAATCTAAATAGTATGTTTGAGGAGGAAGAATACAATGGCGAAGAGTACTAAAACTACATACATTAATACAGAGCTTGATTATAACTGGGCTTGGTTTTCTGGTATATATAAAATTACTAATACAATCAATGGTAAATTTTATATTGGCTCTGCAAGAAGTTTATATAAAAGACTTTCAGAGCATCAAGAGAAATTAAAAAAGAATAAACATAAAAACCCCCATTTGCAGAACTCTTATAATAAATATGGAAATGTTTTTTCTTTTGAAATTATTAAAATGTGTAATATAGAAGAATTATTTATTGTAGAGCAGTATTATTTAGACATCCTAAACCCTGAATATAACATTAATAAACAAGCTACAGGAAGACATATACCTCACACTTTAGAAACAAGAAAAAAAATAGCCAACTCTCAGCTTATAAAAATTGATCAATATAATTTAAATAATGAATTTTTAAAAACTTGGGAATCTATAAAAAGTATTAGAGATCATTTTGGTATGAAATCTAGTGGACAAATAGTTTCTCATTTAAAAGGGGTAGGACTTACTTGTAGAAAATTTGTATTTAAATATCATGGCAGTTAAAAAAAACAATTACATAAATACAGAAATTGATTGGGCTGAAGAACAATTAGTTTCATGGAAAGCATATGTTGATGCCAATCCCCTTAATTTAATTAAGGATAGGATTGAGTGGAAACCTACAGCTAAAGGAGGAACAATGCCAATGGTGATTGCCTCTATTGAAGCTCAAGGAAAATTTATTCAAGAAACCATGAAAAATTATTTAGCCCTTTTAGAGGTGGTGGAAAAACTACGTGAGAAGGAAGAAGCTAAAGTGGAAGTGAGAGGTGGTAGTGAGATGTCTACAATGGCAGAAACATGGCTGAAGAATAGAAAATAATGGAGCTAATACATATTGATTACAAAGATTGGTTTATAAATCAAAAAAGAATACCTGATAAGAGTAGTCAAGAGTATAATGCTTTCTTTGAATTCCATAAAGAAATATGTTTAAATGGTTGTATGATGGATGGTGTTTACATCAATCCATTTTTATATTGGCATTTAAATATATGGCACACAGAAGTGGATATTATAGATGAGAGAGGAAGAATCTCTCAGAAATATGCCAACCCATATTTACGAGATAATGAATGGGTGATTACAAATGAAATAGATAGAGCCCAAATGGAAAGAAAAGGGCTTCTTATTCTTGGGATAAGACGTTTAGCTAAGTCTGTTATTGAGTCTAGCTACATTGCCTGGGGAGCCACATTTGATGAGAACTCACAAAACATTATAGCTGGACTTAATGCTCCAGATATAAAACTGATTACAGATAAAATTGACAAAGGACTCACCTTTGTTCCTGAAGCTTGGAGATGGCAGAGGATTGAGGATAATTGGAAGAACCAAGTGACATTAGGTATTAAAACCAGAGGAGGAGAACGCCTTCCTTTCTCACAAATTCTAATACGTAACTTAGATGAAGGAAACAATGAGGAAGCTATTGCAGGTACAAAGCCTAGAAAGCTTATTATTGATGAGATAGGTAAGGGAAGTTTCTTAAGAGGACTACAAGCTGGTATTCCAGGATTTACAACACCATTTGGTTGGGGATGTAGTCCTATTCTTACAGGTACAGGTGGAGACATGAAGAAATTCCAGGATGCTAAGAGTTTAATGTTTGATGTAAACAATTTTAACTTCCTAGAATACAATAACGAGAAAGATACATCTAGAATGCATGGCTTATTCATTTCTAACAAGTATAGAATGGAGGCCAAAGAAGATTCTTCTCTGGGAGCTTTTGTAAATGCCACTCCAGGCAGTGATCTTTACTCAGTGAAGATGCTTGTTTCTAATGAGGATAAAGCTACAGAAATCACTACAGCTAATTTAGAAAGACTAAAGAAAGCTGGAGATAGAATGGCCTATTTAAAGGAGAAAATGTACTATCCAATTGAAGTGGATGACATATTCTTAAACGAAGATACCAACATCTTTGATATAGAAGCAGCTAAAAGACAGAAAACCAGGCTATTACAGAATGAGAAAACAGGCACCCCTGTAATTTTATT